ATTTTTGAATTTGGAATGCTTGACGCAAATCGTTAATCGAAACAGCATTAACACCGCTTAAGTCAGCATAAATACCATCAGTAGAACCTAAAGCAGTTAATTTACCGCCAGAAAATTTAAAGTTGTAACCTTGTAAAGAACCAGCAAAATTAAAATCTGTATCAGTAGAACCAACTTGACCGATAATGTTTGTATAACCTGATCCGTATTGTTTTTGAAGTATCTGAGACCCTTCAAGACCTCCTTGAGTAGCTCCAGAACCCCAATTAATTTTTAATCCATTTAAATAATTGGAATTGTTCGCGCCTAACTGGAAACCACCATTTGCGACAGATCCATTAAAAGAAGGTGAAACAAAATCAAAACTGGTACTACCATCAAAACCATTAACAGGTGCATTACCTGACAAACCAATCTCGACAGACGGGCCTTTCTGAGGCCAAGGCAGGGCACTCGTGAAATAGTCGTGACGTTTAGCACGCTTACGAAGCGTGTAGTTAGTAACCAGGTCCGGGCCATCACCAGTATTAACCGGAATGGAATCAATTAAATTCTCATCACGGAACCATTCGTTGTAAATAAGGTTATAAGCTCGAAAAGGCAAGGCATTAATCGGCGTACTAGTCGAGTTTATTACAACATCGGTAGGAATACCCATGTAGTCGAATATTTCGCCAGTAGAGAATTTGTTAGTGCCGGCCAAAGACGGAATCAAAAAGTCTGTTGAATCGCCCGGATTTTTCTGCTCACCGCAAAATCTTTGCCAATTGTCCCAAACGAGACGGGTCGGAACAAAGAAGAAGAAAGTATCCATGAAGACGTTATCCATAAACGGAGCAATCAAAGTGTTCATTCGGACAAACGCATTCACACGTAATTTGAAAGTATCGCCGGGAAGGACTTCATCAACAAAGAACGGAATTAAATAACCAGCGTCCATTGTCGTCTTGTAGTCGTGAGAACGATCAAATACAGAACGCTGAATAGGAGAATTAGGAATCTGAGAAAAACGATTGTTTTTTCTGTGGGAACGAGCACTATTTTTTGCCATTTTTTTTAATCCTTAAAAATGAGAAAAAAGTTGGAAATTTCACCAAGTCGAAAAATCGCTTGGTGTCACGTGGCACAGTTACAACAAGTAGGTACCTGTGCCACGTTAGGTCTAAGTATTTGATTTTTCAGAAGAAACAGGCTTTTCAGCCTCTTTCTGAGCAAAAAGATCACTACCTTCACTTGGCTGGGGGGCCTTTTCGGAAATATCCCCGCTGGGAGCAGGTTGTCTTTCACCCTCCTGCTCAGCAGGGAGGGGTGCAAGGACTCCGATCTCTCGGAGGTATTCCGCATTACGCGTGTCAGAAACGACTTCGGCAAACTGCATAGGATCATTATTAAATTCAAGTCGAATGTCTGAGGGTAGACCTTCGAAAAACTCTTTGACTTTGACTTGAGCATTGTGCGCGGCAACAAAAGAAGGAATCTGAGTAGTATCCAGATACTGGCTACCGCCGGCAGCAATGAACGGGTTGACGCCCATCATGTTGTACTTACGAATGATAGTATCGGTCTGGCAGGCATCCGCAAACTGTTCTTGGACTTTGCTCGGCTGATCAGAAGAAAAGCCGGGAACTTTCGGGGGAGTGTATTTAGTAAAGAATTTAGGCATAATCACCTCAGTTGAAAAAACCCGTAGGGCCGAGTTCGGTTGACCTACGGGTGGCCTCAGGGAATAGAGAGCTCCTTAATTGTACACAAACTATTCAAACGGGAAAAGGTCTTTTGCCTGAATCAAAACAACCGGATGATCAGTCTCGGAAGCAGAAACGATAGAACCAGTCTCATCATCAATATAACCAATTAAAACTAAAGAATAATCTTCCGGACAAGCATTGATTTGCTGGTTCTGCTTAGCACCAATCTTGAAATTACGAATTGCTGACTCAGGATTAACCTCTGTCATCACCGGGGAATACAAACAAGCAACTTTATCAAAAACAGAAACAAGGGCTTTTTTAGACATTTTCTAAATACTCCGTAATTTGAGCCTCATAAGGTCGAAGTAAGCGTTCGGCTCGTAAACGCTTTACTTCCTCTCTGACCTCCAGTCTATCCTTTTGCGCGTCGGGTGTCAAACGGTAAGATTGTGCGCTAAGTATCCGTTTTTGCTTAACAATTTCAAAAACATCGGGATATTCCCTTAAGAGTAAACGATCATAATAACGAGGGATTTTGAACTTTTTGTTATTGATTAAGCAGCAGTCAATCTTATAAAAATCTCTCCAGTATTTCATGAAATAGTCATGACCGATTCCGGGTTTGGTACTCCATCTGGAGAATTCTTTCACTCGGCAATCGACCTCACCAGTGACAGGGTCGAACTGTTCATAAATTTGCTTACCATCACCAAGAATTTTCTTAGTCACATAGCGGGCAACATAAGCACATGATTCGAAAGAGACGAAATTAAGAGTATGGAAACCAAAAGGCCAGCATTCAGCAAATAAGTCACTAACAAAAGTAGGAAATCCAGTTTTGGTAGTTCCAATCTGACGAAGCTCGAGAGGAGGCAAGTTAAAAATAATAGCGTGGTAATGGGGACGACCAAAAGTACTCCCATATTCTCCACAAGCCATGTAACGAAGGTTAACTCCACGCTTTCGGATTCTTTTCCAAAACAAAGTGAGGTCCCTAGGAATAAGAGAACCAAAAGGAGGTAAATTTTCGTTGTTATACGTGAGCGTAAGAAAGTAATTCCGATCATATAAAAGACTCTCATGGTGAGCTCGCACAGCTGAATCCAGCGAGCGATCTAATCTACAACCAATGCATTGACCACAAGGAATTTGAAACTCTCCAAGTTCCGGATCAGCATCTGAGTATTTAAACGTAATGGCAGGAGTACCTAATTTCGTTTTAAGCGTCCTGCTCCAATACGCAGTAATTGGGTGGTAACAAGTCATAAAAAAAAAGGCGCCATCTTAGTGACGCCTTCCGTTCCACATGGAACCTCAAATTCTAAATCCGCCTCTCATCGGTCTCGCACGGAGGTTACGACGGCGAACCTTGAGTCCTTTGCGGAAAAAACGGCGGGAAGTTCTGCGGGATAGACGACGGCGTCTCATAGTTTTCCTCTAAAAAGTTGATAAAGATACAAGAGCATTTTAACCAATCCGTTAAAAAGGTCAAAAAATTTATCCAGCCAATCTGTCGTGATTTTCATAAATCCTCCTAAAGGCTTCAAAAACGCTCTATGAGCGACTTTCTTATTGACGACGACCTACTCCATTGATATACACCTCATAGCGTCTCCTACGCTCAGGAGAAGCATTAGAAGGCAATCCATAACGGCGATCAAACCAATTTTCAATCTGGTCAACCATGCCTTTCGCTGAGTTTATATACTTGAAAGGCAAGGGCTGATTGCTCGGATAAAGTGCCTCGTTCTTAGAACGAACGGCAGCATAACCAGCTTCAGCATTATTGCGATTTGCTCCGGCAATCGCCGACATCCGATTACTCTCTGCATTCATAATAGCAGCCTTAGCTTCTGCTTCATTACGAGCCTGAGTACTAGCATTAGTCTGAATTAAAGAAGCAACCTGAGCCGCATTTTGACGGGCTAAAGCGGCAGAAGAGCGAGCGCCATAACGAGCACTATCAGAATCTGCCAATGCACCATTAGGAATGCCAGCGGCAATGCCACCAGCAGAATTAGCAGACAAAATAGGATTGAGACCAGCATTTCTTAAATCTCCGACTTCCAACTGATGGCGATTGGACATCTGGTACTTCCACGATGCATTTTGAAGCTGAGCTTGATAAGCCATCAATTCCTTTTGCACTTTCGCAGAATTTCCGGTCAAGTCGTTATAAAGACCAAGAGCGTCAGAACCAAAGCCCAAAATGTCTCCAATACCAGAACCAGATAGGAAACTAGAAACAGGCTTCGTAATCGAACTAATCGCATTACCGATAGAACTAAATAAACCCATAATTTGTAGTCCTTTTCACAGAGTTAGATCGCCGGGTTATTTCCGTGTTTACCATCGCCCCGCTTGCCTCTTGCGGGCGTCGGCTCGGTAAAAACAGAATAACCCGGCTCTTTCGAGATCAGAAGTGATCGACTAATCCGGGTACAGAGTAAACAGGCATCGGTCTAGACGTCTTCAGATCAAACCAGAAATCAGCAAAAAACTGCGGTTCGTTCTGAACAGCAATAACACGATTAATCGGGGGATTTTCCTCAATGAAGTCTTGATTGAGTTTAGGCAAAGTATCGAACTTCTGAGCCAAATGCCAGACGTCTAATGTCTGAGGGTCAGTAGAGCGAAGTTTGCCAGTAATCATCGAGGGCTTGTAGCGATATTCTGCATACCGTTCCTGATAACCGAAAACACCATTATCCTGCTCATCACCTTGCGTATATATTTCACGGTTATAAACAACCTGTTCACCTAAGTGGGCCAAGGTAGGCCAGTAGAAATCAAACAACTGGCGACGAGACCACATGCGATTCAAACCCTGCTGATACGTAATATCAGCACGGAGGCAGACAAGGCCAATTACATAGCCATGCTCAACGAAAGATTTATTAAAGCCATGAGCGCTATCACCAAGAACACCAAAAGCAGAAAGGTTACTCTGAGGAGAAGTGGAATCGGTACTACTCGTCTGTGCAGTAGGAACAATGTTGACACGACTATGAGTACCGCCCAAATACTCAGGACGTTGCAAACGAGCGTCGGGAGATATGACATTGAACATTACACGCAGGGTTTCAGTATACCGAGAACCACCGCGAGCCCATTTTTCATAGAATTTTTGAATTTGGAATGCTTGACGCAAATCGTTAATCGAAACAGCATTAACACC